AAGAGCGGCAATGGTTATGCCGTGATCCGTTTCCTTCCTGCCCCGAACGGTGAGGACCTTCCGTTTGTGAAACTCTACAGTCACGCATTTCAAGGTCCTGGTGGTTGGTACATTGAGAACTCCCTGACTACTCTGGGTCAGAAGGATCCTGTGTCAGAACTGAACTCTGAACTCTGGAACAATGGTACTGATGCTGGCAAAGAAATTGCGCGTAAGCAGAAGCGTAAACTGACCTATGTTTCTAACATCTATGTTGTAAAGGATCCTACTAATCCTGAGAACGAAGGTAAAGTTTTTCTCTTCAAGTATGGTAAGAAGATCTTTGACAAACTCACTGCTGCAATGCAACCTGAGTTTGAGGATGAAGAGGCAATCGATCCGTTTGATTTCTGGCAAGGTGCCAACTTCAAACTGAAGGCAAAGAACGTTGCTGGTTATCGTAACTACGACTCCAGTGAGTTTGCTGCTCCTGCTCCTTTGCTTGACGATGATGACGCAATGGAAGCAGTGTGGAAAAAGCAGTATTCGCTTGCTGAACTCGTTGCTGCTGATCAGTTTAAATCCTATGATGAACTGAAAAAGCGCCTTGACTATGTTCTTGGCACCAAAGGTACTCCTCGTTATCAAGACCCTGAGGAGTTTGATGAAGAGGACAATACTCGTGGTTCTGTAAAAGAACTTACTGAAGATCTCCGTGACGAACTGTCTTCTCTGAAACCTACCCGCCGTGCCACTGCTGTTGAGGAAGATGAGGATGACGATGCCCTTTCGTATTTTGCTCGCCTTGCCGAAGAGTGAAGACAGACTACACTATTGAACGTGTAAGTAAATCCGAAGCCGCAGAATTAATTCTGCGGTTTCACTATCTTAAGGATTTTTCAAAAGGTTTTAAATCTGGGTATAACTATGGTCTTTATAAGAATAATGACTTCTGCCCATTGAATATTGGTGGTATTCGGGGAGTTTGTGTTTTTACTGGACTCCCTGTTCCCGAAATTGCTCAAGGTGCTTTTGGACTAGAACGAAATGAACAACAAGGACTCTTCGAACTCTCAAGACTTTGCATCCACCCTGATACGCAGTCAAAAGAATATAACATCACTTCTTGGTTTGTGTCACGGGCGATTAGACAACTTCGGAAAGATACTGAAGTTAAAGCAATCATTTCTTATGCTGATTCAGATTACCATACTGGTACAATTTATCGTGCTTGTAACTTTAAATATGCAGGTCTCACAGACCCTAAAAAAGATTTCTACTTTGCAGATGGAACTAAACACTCTCGTGGAAAAGTAAAAGGTGCTGATGGAGAGTGGAAACAACGCTCCCGCAAGCATCGATATGTAATGATTTTTGATAAAAACTTGAAGTTATTGTGGTGAAGATATTCTAGTGTTTTCTGTTCTGATTAATTTTTTCTCCACATATTGAGTACTCTTTTCATAGTACATAATTTTTCTCAAATCATTTATGTATTGTTGTAGATATTCTGGTCTTAAAATAAAAATTGATCGTTTTTCATCGTTTTTTCTAACTTCATATTCATAATTTGTAACTGCAACCACTGGGTTTAAAGTTTTGATCGTTGTAACAATATAAGTTCCTCCGATACCTACACCAACTCCTTCTTGTACTGTTGTTGCATCATAAATTGTAAAATCTTTATCAACAATTTTTCCTGCAGGAACTATAAGTCTATCATTTACATCTCTTACTTCCGTAGTTTCGTAAAATTTAACCTCATTCATTATTATTGGACCATATTTATCCTCAGTAAATTTGTATAAATCTCTTTCTGAGAGTGGCCATTGATCTCGAACATTTATAATGTTTGCAGATAATAAAACAACCCAATCATAATCAGATTTTCCATAAAGTTGTTCCGCTACATTATCTGGTCTTGCCCCTTCAGGTATTTGATAGCGGTTAAAAATCGTAAAAACATTTTGCAAATCATCACGTAGTTTAACTCTTCTAAACAAATTTTTTGCACGAACATATTCTAAATCAGATTTTTTGTGAGATAAAGGTGATTGATATTCTAAATCTGGTAGTTCTCTGAAGTAAGACATTAGTATCCTACACCTCCAACTGTGTCGTGATCTTCCGCATAAACTGGATTTATTTCTTTGAAAGTCAAAGATACTTGTATGTGAACTGGAGTTCCATCTTCATAAGTTGCGTATGTATTTGATCCAGTATAGTTTATTGACATATCAGTTAATGCCATTGGTTTAAATCTATTTAAAAATGGGTGCTCTCCTGGTCCACTTCTATATGCCAATTGAAAAATGCTAGGGGAATTGATGAATAATCCTCTACCTGTATTACCACCAGATCCAGCACCACCATTACTTGGCGTCATACTTTTTTTCAAAACTCTTAATATAGATTTAACTTCATCAGATTCTTTTTTGTCTCTTGGTGCAAAGTCAAATGTGAAGGGAAATGCTCTCAAATTAACTCCTTGAAATAAAAGTTCTAAATTTGAGTTTAGTACTTGACCTGTTGCTCTTGAAATTAAACTTGATGCACTTACGTTTCCACCAACTGCATTTACTGCAGATGCACCCAATTGATTAAGTATTGCTTGTTTTGTTCTTGCATCTAAATTTGTTGCACTATTTAAAACAGTAGTATATGCACTTTTAGCCGCCTCAATTGGATTTTCATTAACACCTTCATTAAAAGTTCCAAGACCATATGCTTCTAGTGGGTTTATTGTATCATCTCCCCAAGTTACAGAATTATTATCTGAAATTGCTTGTGGTATTGGAAGTGTAATATAATATTTTGGTTTTATTTTCTTATTTGCTTCTAAAGATTGAATTTTTTGCTGAGCAGTTGGTGCTATTACATATGGACTTACGGTTTGTACAGAAAATCCACCAGCAATATAGTCATATATTTTAATCTCTAAGTAGTCTGTTTGGTTGTCCATCATTTTTAATGGATACCGAAATTTATCTTTCCCAACGTTCTTGAATGAAGAACTAACTGCATTTTGTTGATTTGCAGGATTGTTTGTTGAAGATAGATTAACGCCAGCTGCAGCTAGTTGAAAACCTGTTAGTGAGTTTGGCATTTATTTTTTTTAACTATTTATTCTAATATTTGCAAAAGGTATTGCTTGTAGATCTTTAATTTCCGATGGATATACTTCATATAAAGATCCTGCAACTTCCGACCAAGTATATTGTCTCATTTCCCCCCAATGAAAATTAATACCTTTAAATCCCCATTGGAAAACATCAGTGACTGCAACAAATGGATTTTGATCGTAAGATATATTTAATGTTTTTGGATTATATACAAAAATATAATATTTACCAACGTTTGGAATATTTCCACTTTCAGAAACTACTTCAAGAAGTTCTAACATTAAATCATCTGGATCTTCATTGCCAATAATTCCATCTAAAATAGGACGAACTCTATTTTGATTTTTATCTGTATCTGTAATTTTTTTTTGTTGACGTTCTTTAAGAGTTTTTTTGGGCATTATTAAATCCCGAGTTCGTTTTCTGTTATGACTTTAAATTCATATCCACGATCTGCACACCATTCTTTTGCTGCTTGCCATTTTGCTTGATTTTTGGCATATTCATAAGCTTCATAAAGATATTTTTTAGTTTGCCTTTGTGGTTTTGGTGGAGGAGATGTTTGTTTGTGTGGTTTTATTTCGATCAAATATTTTTTAATTTGTCCTGCGCTTTCTTTAACTTTTATATAGAAGTCTGGAAAATATCGATGTGGTTTTCCATCAACTGGCGATCTATACCAAACAAACATTTCTTCACTTCCCCATTCAATTATATTTTCATTTTTATCACAATAAACCATAAATTTGCGTTCCCACAATGATCTATAAATGATATTGGTTGGGTCACCTTTATACTTTTGTGGAAATGATGGTTTATATTTTCCCTTATATGACATCTAAATAACTATACTAAAAAACTCATATTAGGTATTTAGAGTGGTCGCACCTCGAAGAATATCAGATTTTAAACCACTATTTACTAATTTAGCACAAACATCTCACTACCAAGTAATATTTGGTGGACTAGCATCTCCATTGAGAACATATCTTTTATACAAGGGAATTGATTCTAGATTTATTGGAGAAACAGTTGGTTTATTGTGTGATTCGGCTTTACTTCCAGGTAGTTCTTTTGCAACTACAGATATTGTTGGAAATTACATGGGAGTTGCTGAAAAATTTGCACATACAAGAACTTTCACTCAAATTGATTTAAGTTTTTATGTTGATAATGAATATAGATCATTAAAATTTTTAGAGCATTGGATGGAATTTATTGCAAATGGATCTGGTGTTTCGACAGCAAACGATGGATATTTTTTCAGAATGAAATATCCATCCGATTATAAAACAAATCAAACAAAAATTATAAAATTTGATAGAGATTATAATGCTGAGTTAGAATATACATTTTTTGGTCTTTTTCCTTTGAATTTAAATTCAACTTCTGTTACATATGGAAATTCTGAAATTTTAAAAGCAACAGCATCATTTAGTTTTGAAAGATATGTTTGTGGTAGAACTCTTAGTCTTGATATTATTCAAGGAATCAGTAATAACAATCTTGGATTAAACTTTAATACAAATAGACCTCCATTAATTCCTAGAACTGGTCAATCTTTAGGTAATGAAAGTGGGGTTAGACTTACATATACTCCACCTGGGAGTGTTATTCCACAAGTTGTTAATCCATATAGCGATAATGTTCCTATTGAAATTGGAACAAGGACTATTTGATCGGTTCTAAATAAAATATCTGAATTTGATAGGATATTATGCCTTTACCAAAAATTGCAACACCAACGTATGAGTTGGAAATACCATCTACTCAAAAAGTAATTAAATATCGTCCATTTTTAGTTAAAGAAGAAAAAATATTAATTATTGCAATGGAGAGTGAAGATAGTAAGCAGATCGCAAATGCGGTCAAAACTGTCATTTCAAATTGTATTTTGACCAAGGGTGTAAAAGTTGAAGAATTATCAACATTTGATATTGAATATCTTTTTCTTAATATTCGTGGAAAATCTGTTGGTGAAGAAGTTGAAGTTCTTGTAACTTGTCCTGATGATGGAAAAACACAAGTTCCAACAGTTATTAGTTTGGATGAAATAAAAGTTCAAATTAGTGAAGATCATTCTAGAGACATTAAATTGGATTCATCTTTAACATTGAGAATGAAATATCCATCAATGTCTGAATTCATTAAAAGTAATTTTTCTACCGGAAGTGATTTATCAGTTGATGATACATTTGATTTAATTAGCTCTTGTGTAGAGCAAGTTTATACTGAAGAAGAATCTTGGGTTGCTGCAGATTGTACTAAAAAAGAACTTTCTGAATTTTTGGAGCAATTAAGTTCTAAGCAGTTTAAGCAAATTGAAAAGTTTTTTGATACCATGCCAAAATTATCTCATTTGATTACTGTAAAAAATCCCAATACTGGTGTTGAAAGTGAAGTTGTTCTGGAGGGTTTATCGGCTTTTTTCGCGTAAGTATGGCGCATGAAGATCTTGCGTCATACTACAAAGTTAATTTTGCCTTGATGCAGCATCATAAATATAGTTTGACAGAGTTAGAAAATATGATACCGTGGGAGAGAGAAATTTATCTTTCTTTACTCCAACAATACATTGAAGAAGAAACACTAAAACAAAGAGTAAATGGCTGAGTTTTCATCGCCAATATCAGGAGGTTTGAGGGTTGCAAGATCTAGGGTTTCTTCTAGTGTTTTTGCGTCTTCTATAGGACCAGATCCAGCAACAAAAACTTTATTAAATCAGAATCAATCTGCCCTAACTGCAATTTCATCTCAGTTGGGTGCAATGGATCAGAAAATGAGAGATTTTTCTGGTGCTTTAGAAAGAATTGCCGTTGGAATAGCAAATGATTCTCTTTTAGATAAACAACGAGAAAATCAAAAAATCAATCAAGAGAGAATTCTTGCAGAACAGCAATTAAGAGAAGGGAAAGAAAGTGTAGTTGAAAGAAAAATACAGAGTGCTTTAATAGAACCAGTTCAAAAAGTTGCAGCAAAGGCACAATTCACTCTTTCAAGATTGATGGGATTTTTTACTACTCTTTTGGGTGGGTGGTTAATTAATCAAGGTATTGAAACTATTAAAGCCTTATCTGAAGGAAATACTAAAAAACTAGAACAAATAAGAGATAACGTTCTTAGGACTCTTGGAATCATTGGGGGAATATACCTTGCAATAAAAACTGGATTATCTGGAATTGTTAATATTGCACGAAGTGTAACTAGAAAAGTTGCTGGTGGTGTTGTTAAGGGATTGTTTGTGAGACCATTTCAAGCATTAATTAATGCTGTTAAAGGTGGTGGTGCTTCTTCTGCAGCTTCTACTGCTTCTAAAGCTGGTGGTGGTCTTATGAGTGGAATTGCTCGGGGAGCTAAAAATATTGCAGGTCGAATGTTAGGACCAGGTATTACGGGTGCAGCTCTTACTGGATTAGATATTGCTGGTGGAGAGGATCCAGGTAGAGCAGCTGCTGGAGCAGCTGGTGGAATGATATCATCAACTGGAGCATTTTTACTAGGATCTGCAATTCCACTTCCAGGAACTGGTTTGCTTGCCGGAAGTCTTGCATACGGTCCAGGGCAAGATTATGGTAAAGATATTTACGACAAGATTTTTGGTCGAAAAACTGAAGATAACCAGGCAGAACAAAATAAAAAAACATCTGAACCAACACTAAAAATGACCCCATCTGCTTCTGATTTTCGGATGGGTGATAAATCACAAACTGAAAAAAGTAATCAAGAAGCTTCTGAACAAGATTTTTCTCAACCACCAGCATATGGTTCTTTTAATATTTCATCTCTTGATGCTAAGTCAGGAGAATCTGCCGAAGCAACTGCGGATGGGATCACCCCATCTTCCGCATCTTCTTCAACTATGCCTCAAGCAGTCATAGCACCTTTCAAAGTTGAAAGTTATCAAACCCAGGCACAACGTGTTGGTCCTTTACCTGAACCCCCACCAACAATTATTCCTGCTCCATCAGTTCCATCCCCATCACCAGCCCCCTCAGGACCAGGTGGATCTAACCGTTCAGCTAACAGTGTTCCATTTTTTGCAACATCAAATCCTGATAACTTTTATACTTTATATTCACAAGTTCATTATAACGTGGTGATGTAATATGGCAGAAGCAACTTTATATAAATCTAATATTAGCATAGGAAAAATAACAAAATCTGTTTCATCTTTGGGCACTGGAATATCTCAAGCTCAAAAATCTGCAAACACAGTAAACACGATTTTATTGAAAAAAACTAGAGTATCTAGAGAATTAATTTCGAAAGATAGAAATATTTTTCAAAAAAGAAGAGAAGCAGTAAGAAGAAAAGAACAAGAAGATATTGTTGAGGCTTCTGGGATTGGGGGAGCAATAAAAAGACAAGGGCAAGTTGTTTCTAGTAGTACACGAGGATTTTTAGGAAGAATATTGGATTTTATTGGGACTTTAATGGTTGGATGGATGGTTAATAATTTACCAACTATCATTAAACTAGGAGAAGAACTAATAAAAAGAATTCAAAGACTTGTTGGAGTATTGGGTGGATTTGTTAATGGAGTTACTAGGATACTTTCTGGATTTGGTAGTTTATTGAGTGGTGTTTATGGAAATCTAGTTAGTTTTGATTTTATGGATTCGGATTACAAAGTTCGAAATTCTTTGAAAGAAATGCAATCTGCATTTTCCGATATGGAAACTTCGATTGATGATGCTATGAATTTACTATCACAACCATTGGATTTAACGATTGAAGAACCCAAAGATGAAGAACCAATAGTCCCATCTCCTACACCACCTACATCTGCTGGTCAATTGAAACCTATTCATAAACAAGCACTTGATGTTATATCTGGACCAGAAAGTGGTGGTGATTATAATGCAATGAACAATGGTAGAGCAGGAGATAGACCTGGTGGATCTAAAAAATGGCTTGGTAAGAATTTAACTGATATGACTATTGGTCAAGTTATGGACTATCAAAATGTTAAAAAACAACTTTGGGCTGCAGGAAGATATCAATTTGTGCCAAATACACTTCCAGGTGTTATGAAATCAGCAGGATTAACTCCTGGTCATATGTTTAATAAAGAAAATCAAGATTTAATGGCAATTACTCTTGTTAAGCAACGAGGAATACAACCTTGGACAGTTGGTGGTAGTAAGTATTCTGCAAAGGAATTGGCAATAGTTGAAGAGGCAAGAAGAACACCATTAGGACAACAACAAAAACCATCACAAACACCAGCAAGAACAACACCTAAGCCAACCACTGGTGTCACAACTACGGTAAGGGATGAATTAAACGTCGTAAAAGATCAGAGTAAGTTGGGTGGAATTAGCAGTGAGTTTGGATGGCGATGGGGAAGAATGCATGAGGGGATTGATATTGGAACATATGGAAAGAGGGGGTTTTATGTTTCATTTAAAGCAAGTGGAAGGGTAGATTATGCAGGTTTTAGAGGTGGATATGGTAATATGGTTGATATTATTACACCTGATGGAACTTGTTATAGATTTGCACACTTAGCAAGTATCTTTGTTAAAAAAGGTGATGCGTATAATGGTCAAACAATCGGAGAAATTGGTAGGACAGGAAGATCTACAGATATTCATTTACACTATGAGGTTAGACCTGGCGGTCCTTATGCAAAAGCAATTAATCCTAGACCATACCTAGGTCTTCTTTCTATTGGAAGACAACTTACAGGAGTAGCTGGTCGATCAATGAATGTGACTGCTCCAATCACACCAACTAGAGCAGAAATTGCAACTGTTCAACCGAATCAGAATGTTCCCCAACAATTAACACCAGAAAGAACTGGACCAACTATAATGATGGCACCTATCTCTCCCCCACCAATAGTTCCTCTTGCATCTGGATCAGCATCTCCAACACCAAGTTCTGGTGGACAAATTTTGCCTCAAACAATGAGTCAACAATCTTCGTTAAATAGACTTATAACACAAAG